AAGTTCGTCAAGGCTGCTTTCGTCTGATAAAGACGAACTAGAAAGACTGCAAGACCATGGCCACCTTTAACCTCGCATTTCATACGCGGCTAGAGGACTATGCCATCTTGCAGACTTTTGTAGACACAGACATTCAACCGCAAGATTCGGTAGTGGTAGCAGGCGCGGGCCATAACTTCAATGGCACTCACACTGTTATTTCTACCGAACCTTACGAATTTATTGGCGTTTCAGATGAAGGCGACTTGCTTTTTGACTATGACGTCATCATGGAAAACCAGTTCATATTCGTCAGTGCAGGCGACGACCTTGCTCGAAGCATTGCCACTGGCACTGTCACCTTCACCCCGTCTTGCTCATGGATTACCTCAGCCGATGTCACCAGTTGGTTAGGCATCGAGGTTGCCACCGCTAATGACACCGCATTCATCGCTGTATGCGTCTCAGCGGCTAACAGTTGGGCATTCCGCAAGCGTAGAGAGGCTGGCTACACAGACAGCCTTACAACGGCTCCAGACGGCGCAGCCAAACTAGGCACAATCATGTATGCAGCCACCCAATATCGCTCCCGTGGCGCTGTTGACGGCTATGCATCTTTTGACTCAATGGGCATGGGCACACCAACCATGTCACTAGGTCAGATAATGCAGCTGCTTGGCTGCGGAAGGCCACAGGTCGCCTAATGGCTGCGACGGGCATTCTCTACGAAGCAGTCAACGCCACCAAGACCGCACTCACGGCTTTGGGCTTGAAACCAGTCACAGACCCACGCAACGCCCGACCCTTGTCAGTCATGATTGAACTACCAACGCTCGATGCCTTCACATACAACGTGGGCGACATTCGGCTAGTCATTCGTGTTCTTGCTGGGCCTCCGGGCAACCAAGATTCGGGCGATTACCTCATGACCACTGTTGACACAATTATGAACTCACCAATAGCCATAGTCGATGGAAGGCCATCTCTCGCTTCATACGGCGAACAGATGCTTCCCTGCTATGACATGACCGTTGCCGTAGCAGTACGGCGCAACTAACAAAAAGGAGCCACCAATGGCAACAACAACATTCCTATCCAACGCAACTATCGGAATCACCCAAGGTGCTACCACCACAGATATGTCTGATCAGGCAAATGCTTGTGCAATCACAATCGGTCAAGACTCACTTGAGTCAACAGCCTTTGGTGACACTGGGCATCGCTTTACGGGTGGCCTTCAAACAGTAGATGTGTCAATCACTTTCTTCTTGTCATACGGCGCAACCGAAGTTGAAGCCATCCTTGCATCATGCGTAGGCACAGGCACCACAACCTTGACCATCTCGCCATCAGGCGCAACAGAGTCAGCAACAAACCCTGAATACGTTCTCACCAACTGCATGCTTGCCAACTTCACGCCAATCAACTCAACAGTTGGCGAACTCGCAACCGTAGAGGCTTCCTTCACAGGCGGCACTTGGGTACGCGACATCACAACCCCATAAACAAGAAACAACACAATGCAACTCACGCTCAAAGTCACAACCGACCAAACAACCTATGAGGTCACAACAAACCTCTACGTCATCATTGCTTGGGAACGAAAGTTCAAACAAAAAGCCTCCAACCTTGCCACTGGCGTAGGACTTGAAGACTTGGCGTTCATGGCTTTTGAATCCTGCAAAGTAAACGGCATTGCAGTGCCAGCAATCTTTGATGATTATGTCAAGCGTTTGGTTGCCATTGAAGTTGTAACGGATGAACCTACAAACCCCACCAACGAGGCACCTACTCACGCTCTCTAGCAGAACTGCTAGTTGAGACTGGGTGGTGGCCTCCACAAATACCTTTCGAAATGCAAGACATGAACACTGTGATTGACGTCCTAAACAAAGCAAGACGCAAATGACAGCCACGGCATCTATTGAAATTGTCGGCGCTAAAGAAGCCATCAAGGCTCTAGGCAAAATTGACAAAGACTTACGCAAGCAGTTCAATGCTGATGCAAAGCAAATTGCTCAACCATTGGTTTCTCTAGCTGCTTCTCGATATCCCGATACGCCATTGTCCGGTATGAATCGCAAATGGGTACAGGGCAACAAAACATTGTTCCCATATACCAAAGCAAAAGCAGTCAAAGGACTAAAGGTTAAGTTCTCAACTAGGCGCAATGATGCCAATGTCATCTATGTCACCCAGTCTGATGCTGGTGCTGTGGTGCTTGAAACTGCTGGTCGTGGCAAGACAACTTTGCTCTCTGAAAACCTTGCGGCTCGTACCAGTCGTATTTTGTGGCCTGCAGCCGATCAGTCATTGCCAGCCATACAGGCGGAACTTCGAGCGTTAGTATTGCGCGTAATCTCAACCGTAAATAAGGGCATCAAGTAATGGCTGTAAACATTCCCATCATCAGTGAGTTCGATGGCACAGGCATTAAGAAGGCCATTGCACAATTCAAAGACTTAGAAACAAACGGCGAGAAAGCCCAATTTGCAATTAAGAAAGCAGCCGTCCCTGCTGGGCTTGCATTAGCAGGTTTGGCTGTCGCTTTGGGGGATGCCGCGAAGGGCGCTGCCGAAGATGCAGCTGCACAAGTTGTTCTTGCTGGCAACCTCCGCAACTCAGCCCACGCCACGGATGCGCAAATCAAAGCCACTGAGGACATGATTACCAAAATGTCTATGGCTACTGGTGTCGCTGATGACGAACTACGCCCAGCATTTAGCAAATTGGTTTTGGCTACTAATGACGTTGAGCGTTCAAACAAGTTGTTGGCTATTGCTCAGGATGTGGCAGCCGCTACTGGCAAACCACTTGAAGCCGTGACCCAAGCTTTGGCTAAGGCCGAGATGGGACAATATGCAGCGTTGAAGAAATTGGGCATTCCAATGTCCGAGGGCATTCAGGCTTCCATTGACCTGCAAAAAGAACAAAAAAAACTTGCCAAAGATGAGGCTGCCCTTGCTTTGGTCAAGTACCAAATTGCTGAGGGGATGCTGTCTGGTGAAGAAGCCACCAAGAAACTGACAGCAGCCAACGAAAAGTTTGCCAGCCAGTCGGCAATCGTTAATGACCTTATGGCAACTACTGGAGACTATTCAGATGACGTGGCAAAGAAGTTTGGTGGCGCAGCTGCAGATGCAGCAGGAACAGCCGAAGGACAATTCAAGCGTCTTGGTGTTGCTCTTGCCGAAACCAAAGAATCAATCGGCGCTGCACTTTTGCCAGCCATCGAAGCCGTGTTGCCATTCCTTCAAGCCATGGGACAATGGGCATCTGAAAACTCCACAGTCTTTGTAATCATTGCTGGCGTCATTGGTGGCATTGCAGCCGCCATTGTGATCACTAACGCTGCCATGACTGCATGGACTGCAGCCACAACCGCTTTCACAGCCGTACAAACCGCGTTTAACGCAGTGATGGCGCTTAACCCAGTAGTGCTTTTTGCTGTGGCTATTGCTGCTTTGGTTGTTGGTTTGGTTATTGCTTACAAGAAGTTTGATGCGTTTCGTGACATTGTTGACGACGTATTCGGCGTAATCAAAAAAGGAATTAAGGGTGGCATGGATGCCATCACCAGTTACCTCACTTTTGTCATGGGCGTCTATAAAGCAATCTTCAACGGCATTGCTACTTTGTGGAATAACACAATTGGCAAACTTGCGTTTAAAGTTCCTGATTGGGTTCCGGGTATCGGTGGCAAAGGCTTTGACGTGCCAAACATTCCAATGCTTGCCAATGGTGGAATTGTCACTAGCCCAACTCTTGCCCTTATCGGTGAGCGCGGCCCTGAGGCTGTAATTCCTTTGACTGGGCCAAACGCTGGCATGGGTGGTGGCATGAACATCACAGTTCAAGCAGGTCTTATTTCAACGCCCGACCAAATAGGTCAGCAAATCATTGAAGCAATCCAACGCGCACAGCGCCGTAGTGGTCAGGTGTTTGCAGCTGCATGAGTACACCAACTATGCAGGTCATGGTGGGCTTTCAAAGCACCACAGGCTTTGGTACCCCATTCCTTCTCAATGATGCCTTCTACGGCGTTCTGGACACGGCTGGCAGGGGAACCCTTGGTGGTGTCACCATGGTTGACCTGACCTATTTGGTTGAGTCCGTCAATATCACCCGTGGACGCTCTCGCCAGTTAGACCAGTTCAACGCGGGCACAGCAACTATTGCTTTTGACAATGCCAGCCAAATCTTGAACCCAAGCAACACGTCAAGTCCTTACTACCCGTTTGTGTTGCCTCGATGCCCAGTGCAAATCTTGGCTAACGGCGTACCCATCTACACAGGTTTAGTGACGGACTGGAACCTCGATTACGACATCAGCAATGAGGACATCATGTATGCCTCATGTTCTGACCAGTTCACCGTTCTTGCCAACCAAGCCCTTAACGCTGTCACACCATCGGCGCAAACAAGCGGCCTACGAATTGACGCAGTTCTTAGCCTGCCAGAAATTAACTACCAAGGCGCTCGCGCCATTGACGCTGGTTCTTCAACCCTTGGTGCCTACGCAATTGCCCAAGACACCAACGTGCTTAACTACCTGCAATTGGTAAACACCAGCGAACAGGGCTATCTCTTCATGAGCGCTGCTGGCACCCTTACCTTCAAGGGCAGGTCTAGTGTTCTAAACCCTGTTGCTGGGGCTACTTTCAACACTGACGGCACAGGACTTCCCTATCAGACGCTTGTGAACCAATATGGCGATGAGTTGCTTTACAACTACATTGTGACACAATCGCCAGCAGGCGCTAAACAGACCACTAGCAACGCCAACAGCATTGCTCTGTATCAAGCCCAGCAATATTCACTGCTTGATCTGTTGAACAGCACAACTAGCGAAGTTGCAGCCCTTGGCAATTATCTGCTGGGCAAATACCAAAACCCTGTTCTACGCTTTACGGGACTATCCACACAAATGGCAGCCCTATCTACTACAAACCAAAACATTTTGCTCGGCCTTGACTTGACCAGCATTTGCACAGTAGTCAAGAACTTTGTTGTGGGCACCCCAGCGACCGAGACACAAACTTTGATTGTTTCAGGAATCAGCCATAACATCACTCCCGGTAGCCACATTGTTTCGTACACTTTTGAAAGTACGGACGGCAACCAATACCTTGTATTTGACAACGCAATTTTCGGTACTCTCGACATAAATCTTTTAGCCTTTTAGGAGGAACAAAACATGGCAAATCAGACGTTCACATCGGGGCAGATTCTTACTGCAGCCCAAATGATGATGCTTCAAAGTCAAACAGTGCAATCGTTCGCAACGGTCGCGGCGCGTAACGCTTGGATTACGGCACCAACACAGGGGCAGTTGGCGTACACCAATGATGTTTCTAGTTTGTGGTCGTATGACGGCACGAACTGGTTGCCGATAAATACGAAGTATCAAACTTGGGCACCTTCCTACACAAACCTCACTATTGGTAACGGAACTGTCGTTGCTCGATATTTTCAAATTGGCAAGTTTGTCGATTTTATTTTTGAGTTTACTTTGGGCAGTACTTCATCAGTTGGTTCTGCACCTGTAATTTCATTGCCTGTGGCTGGCGCAACGACTGTTAATAGTTGGAATGGAACTGCACGGTTTTTGGACAGCGGCGTTACGAACTTTATGGGCGCATTAAACATTTCTTCTACTGGTATTCGCCCTCAGGCAGTAAATGTGTCGGGAACTTATGCAGACATTCAAGGCGGAATAACAGCGACAGTGCCGATGACTTGGACAACTGGCGATGTCTTGTCTATCGGTGGAACATACGAAGCAACATGATGCGTAAAAGCCTAATTCTATTGGTCTTTTTAGGGTCGCTTACCGCTTGCGCTGATCGTGAACGGCTTAATTGCCCACCAACTAAAAACAAAGCCCTACGCGGAGTAACCGAAACAATCTCAACAACAACAGCACCTGCCTATGGCACAGGAGGGAAATGCGTATGAAACCAGACAACAGACACAGCAACGAAGAAATCAAAGCACGACTCATCTTTGTCGTCGCAATCGGATTAACCATTGCTTTCCTTGCTTCAATTTTGGCTTTGCTATACGGCCTTCTGTTTGTCACCCAACCGCTCGAAGTCTCACCCAATGATGATGCAGCATGGTCTGTACTATCGCCAATGCTCGCCACATTGACAGGCGGGCTCTTGGGGGTCTTAGCAGGTAACGGGCTCAAAGACCGTCCGAAAGACCCACCAGCACCATGACCGCACGCAAATACCCTTTCTACCCTTCGTGGGATGGTGGCTCAACATCACCGATAACCAAAAAGTTTTATGATCTATGCAATAAACGCTGGGCATTCACAAACCTAGGAATGTACGTCAACCGTCAAATGCGCGGCTCAAAAAACCTAAGCGTTCACGCAAGTGGCTACGCAGTTGACATGGGCTACCCAGCCACCAGAGCAGGACGCGCAGCTGCTAAAGAAGCATGGACATGGCTAGTGGACAACTCAGAGGCTTTGCTACTTTGCGAACTTCATGACTACTCGTACCGCAACCCAGCACAACCCGAATCAGACAAAACTTCTTGGGGTCGTGGGTATCGTTGCTCTCGCGGAGCAGGTCAAAAAGGCGTCAAGTTGTTTGATTCTCAGGACAATGCTGGAACTCCGGGTGGCGTTTGGCTCCATGCAGAAATTTCAAACGAATGGGAAAGCGCTGCAGAGTTTGAAAAAGCATGGCGCGCACTTCCAAAGCCATAAGAACTCCCAGTATTGTTTGAGCGTTACTGGGGCTAGGTGGTGGGTATCTTTGTTTCCATTGGGATATCCACCACTGACTTCGCCAATTGTGTAAAGTCACTCTTAGCCACTCAAAGGGCTTAACCAAAGGAAACAGAAATGACAGACCAACCGTCCCTATTCGATGAGCCACTAGCCATCGCATTAGCAGAAGAAGCCATTGAGCGCGTCGGCCTCAATGCAGACCAACTCTGGGCTTTAGAAGCCCTAAAAGTAGTTGGGATGTTATCCATCGAGCGTCACGACTTTACGACTGATGACGTCTGGGAATGGATGAACCAAATGCACCCCAACCTTGAAACCCACGAACCAAGAGCCATGGGCGCTGTAATGCGTAGAGCCTCCTCAGAGCGCTTGTGCGTCCCCACAGAGCGCTACAGCAAGTCGTTGCGACCAGAGTGCCACCGACGCCCAATTCGCGTTTGGCAGGGCATCTCATGACCGACACACAATTTATCTACAGTTTCATAATGGGATGGGTCAGTTGCTGGCTGTGGCTCAAAATGATGGCAAACCGCCCATGATTCCCACATGGGGGTACCTTCCGTTAGTCTCAAAGGACAAATTGACACTCGTTCAAATCTTCACGGACTTGAAAACAGGGGAACATATCAGAATCACAGTCGCCCATCGGCTGGCTCCCTATCTGACTTGGTCGCCGCCTATCGAAGTAGAGAGAACCTGAAACGCATCATGGCACTAGCCCTTCTCGCAGTCCTATCCGTACCAGCCCACGCAAGTGCAGCTGCTAACTCCCACGCCAAGTATCACGGCGTTCTTCCCGACGCTTATTATGATCAGTTAGCCCGATGTGAAACTGGTGGCAACTGGCAACACTCCACAAAGTCCTATACAGGTGGTCTTGGCATTCACCGCCAAACATGGCGCACATGGTCAGACACGCCCAGTGCAAAAGGGCGCACGCCCGTCGAGCAAGTCAAAGTCGCTGACGCCATCGCATTCAAATCACACATCAACCCTGACGGACGCAAAATATGGCGCGTTGGGCCGTGGGGCTGGGGCTGCCTAAAAGGGCAAAAGCACCTACAAAAGTTCATCTGCCAATCCCGTCACAAGGATGTGCAAAGATGGAAACGCAACTGCTAAACAAAGGAAAAACAATGGAAACATCAACAGGTGAACTAATCGCCAAACTAACCAATCTCAGCCACAACCTTGCTTTGGAACTTCGCTTCAAAGAGTCAAGCCTTGTGCTTGAAGCCGTGGGCGCTCTTCATATGCTTTCAAACATTGCCGAGACAATCCGCAATTCATGGCACCCTTCTATGAACAACAGTGGGCCATCAAAAGGCTTGTCATACATATCGAGCGTTCAATTGGTTGACGCTGATGAGTGAGTACACCCACAACGACGACGTTGCTGACTTGATATATGCCAAAGAGCAAGAAATCAAAATGCTAAAAGAAGCTTTGCAGCGCATTGAGACAGAGTTGAACCGCATAACAAACGAGTACGCCCGTGGCCTTTAACCTTGACGATTACGAACCAGTAGCCAGTCGTCTAGACCGCTTTCTAAAGGCTCACCCCGATGCCCGTGTCATAACTGATCTAGTGCACTACCTCAGCGACATTGCCGTGTTCAAAGCAGAGTTATGGCTCGATGGTGAAATCATCGCTACTGGCTGGGCAGAAGAAATCCGTGGCCAAGGCAACGTGAACAAAACCAGCCATCTTGAAAACTGTGAGACTGGCGCTGTGGGTCGTGCTTTAGCGAATGCAGGACTGTCGGGTTCTGACTTCACCAAACGCCCAAGTCGTGAAGAAATGGGCAAGGTCGTGCGTATGCAGGGCGACACTCAAATCACAGAGCCTTCAAACCTTGCGAGCGACAAGCAACAGAACATGATTCGAGCCGTGTGTAAATCAATGGGCAAAGTCCCACCAGCCAATCTTCAAGGTATGACTAAACGCGAAGCCAGTGCATACATTGACACTCTCAAATCAGGTGAGACACCACCGCCTCAATACGACACACCAGAAGAGCCGTTCTAATGGTTGAGTTCTTCACTCTTGTCATTATGTGCATCTCACTGTTCATGTGCGGCTTCCTCCTAGGCAAAGACCAATGACGGACAAATACCAAGTGCTTCTACATTTGGTTAAACAATTTCTAGATGCTTCTGAACCACATACACAAAGGTCAACTATTGCAACTGGCGGAGAAATAAGGTTGCCGTCGATTTATATAGAGTTTGCTTGCGTTCCACAATTTAAAGAAGAACATTATGAAGTTCTTGCGTGGTTAGGCGACCATTATGGAGAATGTGATTATGGCCAAAGTACTTACAACGCCTATGCGGACTTACAAGCGTGGGTAGCACATGAAGGCAATTAGCGAGGCTTCATTCCTCACCCAAGTAAAAGCGCTGGCATTCCAATTTGGTTGGTCAATGCATCACTCACAGCCGTCAATGACACGCACAGGGCGCTACATCACCACAGGTGCCACAGGCTTTCCAGACTTAGTTCTCGCTCATGAACAACGTGGCTTAATTTTTGCTGAGTTAAAAACCGACAAAGGCAAAGCCTCAGAAGCGCAGCTGCAATGGTTAAGGACACTGCACCCTCACGCTGAGTGCTACCTATGGCGACCCAGTGACATTGACTTCATAGCGCAAAGGTTGGCTCAATGCTGATCGTGGCATGGTATGTCCTGCTAGTCTCCATCGGCATAGCAATTCTTCAGGGAGTGCGTAAGAATTAAAAGGTGTCGAAGCAGTAACGGCGGGACTGTCATCACT